ATTTATTCTAGTAATATATTCTCTTATTGTTAGAGATTTTTTAAGAAGTATTCCTTGACTATTGAACAAATCATCATAATTATATGATTGTAATATGACATTATTTTTAGAAAAATGTGATAATCTCATTGTCATTTTTGTTCTACTTACAGAATTATAAGCTTCTATAAATGTATTATTGTAAAACATTACTTTAGTCCACATTAATAATTTTTCAATATTTATTGGTTTTAATAATTTATACGAAATATTTTCTTCCCAATATTTTGCCAAATCAGTCCTTGTAAGTTTTATTTTGTTTCTAATATTTTTAACAGTATTATTTAATAATTCATAATTAAATTTAGGTGAGTATATACTAAATTTATAATCAACATCTTCATCTGCAGTTACACTATTTTGATCAGTTAATTGTTTATAATATAAAAATAATATTAATTTTTTTGCTGTTTCTGAATATTTGAATAATCTGTAATTATTACCATTACCTCTACAATATAAAGAAAATATAGGTAACATATCAGGTAGACCAAATAATTCAACTGGTATATTATGTAATTTTTCAAATGTTAAATCTTTATTATTTAACATGCCAGGTAATAATGAATAAGCTTCCGATACAATATATGTATGATATCTTTGGAAAAAATATAAAAAACTTTGATTACAACCAACTCTAGCACATTCACCTGTTCTTGACATTGCAGCTTCAATATCTTGTTTATAATTTAAACATGGTAAATTTAAGTTTATTTCTTTTGACTTTTTTATTTGTGGATATAGCATGACACCATTAAATGACATTTGAGACACAAATTCCATGAGAAAAGGTTGACAATTTGTTTTTCTATCACTATCATTGTAACCATGTAATCTCATCATCATTTTATGTAATATTCTAAATCTTTCAAACTCAGTTATATTAGTACATAATACAATTAATACATAATCGTCTGAATGTTCCATATGTTCTACTAATAATGTACTCTCAGGATATATTTTTTTCCATATATAATATGTATATGTCGTACAACAAACAGCTTTATAAGATGAAGAATAATTAAACATGCCTTGTAAAAAGTTTTGAGTACTATGATACATACCTGTTTCTTTAACATTTTGATTTAACATAAATTCGGTATGGTATTCTTCATTTGGTAATATTTTATTATACACATCCATTGGTATTTGTATATATTTATCAGACCATGCATTAAAAGTTGCTAATAATAAATTATATAATTTTTCAGTGATATTATCTTTCATCGCATATATCATCGATATAAATGATGTCATTGTTTCAGCAGCTGACCATTTTGTACAATCCCCATTTACATACATTAATCTATGAGTTTTACTAACACTTGAATTATAATATAATCTATCTAACATTGATTGCATTTCAATTATTTTTTTATCACCAGGTATTGATATGGCTTCATGATCAGAG